GTGCGGCACACGTTCTGATTCTCGAGGGGCGCGAACGATTTGACGCGGAATACCAAATCGGCGGCGGGCCGGTGAATCCGAAAACCGACAAGCCGTTTGGTTCCACAAGCGCCAGATACCTTGATTGGCTTTCCGAGCAAAGCCACACGGTGTTGAGCGAATCTGACGGCGCCCTGATCGAAAACCTGTATCGCGGCGTGCAGCGCAACGCCGAAGCGCGGCTATTGCTCAACACGGGCAGCGCCGAACGCGTGACGCGTGCAACATGCCACGGCGTTGAGTGTCAGATTCGCGTCGATTGGTACAACCCCGTGGCCGGATTCGTTGACTGCAAAACATGCGACGATCTGACGTGGTTTGAAAGTGACGCGCGCCGCTACCAATACATTCACCAGGTGGCATTTTACCGCATGGTGCTACTGGCATCAGGCATCACGGTTCACGGCGTGCATATCGTCGCCGTCGAAAAGCGCGCGCCGTATCGCTGCGGCGTGTGGAGTATCGACGCTGAAACGTTGCGCGTTGCCGATCAAGAGAACGGCGAAGCGTTGCGCAAGTTTGCGGAGTGCAAAGCGAACGACAATTGGCCGACTGGTTACGAGATACCGCGCGTACTCACGCTGTAGCGTATCCGGTCATTTTTTTTGATGGAGGGTTTTACTGTGGGATTGCTAGACAGCGTATTGACCGGGCGGGTGGCCTTGCCACCGCGTGTCATGCTTTACGGCACGCATGGCATTGGTAAATCGACCTTCGGCGCAAGCGCGACGGGGGCGATTATGATTCCGACTGAGGACGGGCTCAATGAAATCGGCTGTGCCCGGTTCCCCTTGGCGAAATCGATCGCAGACGTGTTCAACGCAATCGGCGCGCTGTACACAGAGAAGCACAATTACCAAGTGGCTGTGATCGATACCGCCGATTGGTGTGAACGGCTGATATGGGACGCCGTGTGCCAGGCGAACAGCGTCAAGAACATCGAGGATATCGGCTATGCCAAGGGCTACAAATTCGCGCTGACGTACTGGCAGGATTTGCTTGACGGACTGGACGCGCTCCGCAACGAAAAGGGCATGGCAATTCTCATGCTGGCGCATAGCCACATCGAGAAATTCGAGAACCCCGAGACGGAATCTTACGACCGTTACACGCCACGGCTTCACAAATCCGCTAACGCCTTGCTGCAGGAATGGGTTGATGCGGTGTTGTTTGCCAATTACCGCGTGTTCACGCGTGAAGCTGACGAGGGATTCGGCAGGAAAAAGCAACGCGGCATTGGTGACGGCGAAAGGATCATCAGAACTTCCGAGCGTCCAAGCCACCTGGCCAAGAATCGTTACTCACTGCCGGCTGAATTGCCCATGTCATGGGATGCGCTGGTAGCGGCGATTACGGCAAACGCAAACGACACACCGGCGGCAGACAAGCCGAAGGCGAAAGCGCCAACAAAGGACAAGCCGAAGGCCGACACCAAATAGTTTCACAGTCACGGCGCGTGCCGTGGCGTTCATTCGTTTTTTAGATGGAGTAAATGCAATGGCAGACCTGGGCGGATTCGATGCAAACACGGTTGATCCGAGCGTGGGTTTTGAGCCCGTGCCGGCCGGGAATTATCTGGCCACTATCACGGCATCGGAAATGAAGACCACGAAGGCGGGCACCGGGAGTTACCTGGCGCTTGAATTCCAGGTGATTGACGGCGAATGCAAGGGCCGGAAGCTGTACGTCAATCTCAACCTGGACAATCCCAACCGCACGGCCGTTGAGATCGCGCGCGGCGAACTGTCGGCAATATGCCGCGCCGTTGGCGTCATGGTGCCCAAGGATTCGCAGGAACTTCACAACCTGCCGTTGCAACTCACGGTGGGCATGGAGAAGCGCAAGGACACCGGCGAACTGCAAAACAAGATCAAGAAATACCTGCCGAAAAATGCCGGAGTTGAACAGCCGGCACAGGCGCAAGCCGCTGCCCCGCCATGGCAGAGGCGCGGCTAATTCGTTTCTCGCGGTGGCCGGAATTCGCCGGCCACCAATTACTTGAAAGGCCGGGCACATGAAACACGACACAGATAACATGCCGCTGGTGATGGGCGGGCAGGGCCACAGCGCAGAGGACGTAACAACGGCCGGGCTGGCCGGCGCGTGCTGTTTGCTGGCGGCTTTTGTCGTGGCGGCTGGCATATTCGTTGCGCGGTTAGTGTTTTGATCGGGGGCGCTGTCATGAAAAACCATCGCCCGGCAAAAACGGACAGCCACAGCACACTGTGGCCATTCTACAAGGAGATCGGCACCGGCCAACACAAAAACCTGCTCAAAGGCCTTCGCGTGGATAGCCGTGACCATCTGATGGAAGAAGAGGGCTTGATTGACACAGAAGATTTTACACTGCGTCTCGAGGAACCCGAGACGGAAGATGATCGTTTGATTGACGGTTTTGCGTTGATGCATTTATGCGGTGACGAAGATTGAATTGAAAGGGCTACCCATGCCGGAAAATACCGAAGCCACCTTTGCCGAAACTTGCGGACTGCCTGAGAAGTTGCCACGGCCATTGCGAGTCACACAGCAAACGTGCGCGCCGTTGCACAATTTGTTTTCCAGGGTAATTGAGCAGTATCACGCGGATCGGTTGCCCTATGCTCTTATCGCCTTTGTGCTCAAGCCCAAGGCATCAACACACGCGGGGCAGACGGTGCTAGGCCAGGCCAAGGCCGTATCGCCAATTGACAACGCGCTGACCGGTCTGGATTTTGTGATTGTTTTCGGGTGGGATGAATTCCAGAAGTTGACTGACGCGCAACGCGAAGCGCTGATCGATCACGAGTTGTCACATTGCACCAGTGAGGAAGTCAACGGCGTTACCACCTGGCGCACATGCGATCACGACGTTGACGAGTTTACCGATATCATCAGACGCCACGGGCTGTGGCTTCCGGGGCTGGAAAAATTCAGCGATGCGGCGCGAAGCGCGGCGGTTCAAGGTGATGCCAGGAAATGAAAACTATCACCTTGGATTTGCCGTGGCCGCCAAGCCTGAATCATTACTATCGGCACGCCGGGCCGAAGGTGCTGATCAGTAAGGAAGGCCGGGCGTATCGCAAGGCCGTTTGCGCACTGGTAGCCGATAAGCACGTTACCACGTTGACAGGCCCGGTCAACGTATCCTTGCGCTTTTCCATGCCGGACAGGCGGCGGCGCGATTTGGACAATCTTTTAAAAGCGCTTTTTGATGCTCTGCAACATGCGGGCGTTTATCGCGATGATAGCCAGATACAGGCGCTACACGCGTACAAGTGCCCGATACGCCCTGGCGGCTCAGTGTTTGCCGTAATCACGCCGAACGCATTACTGGCGGGCACGCCATGAAGCTACGGCCATATCAATTTGAGGCCGTAGCGGCGGTGTACTCGCATTTGCGCGAGTGCGCTGATAATCCGTGCGTCGTGATCCCAACGGCTGGCGGCAAAACGCCGGTCATGGCTACGATCTGCAATGATGCCGTTAGCCGTTGGGGTGGCCGGGTCCTGATTCTGGCGCATGTCAAAGAGCTACTCGAGCAAGCCGCCGAAAAACTCCGGCTGATTTGCCCTGATGTTCAAGTGGGCGTTTATTCGGCCGGCCTGGGCAGTCGTGACAAAGATACGTCAATTGTGGTGGCCGGTATCCAGAGCGTGTATAAGCGCGCGTGTGATCTGGGCGCGTTTGATTTGGTGCTGGTGGACGAGGCGCACCTTATTCCGCTTGAAGGCGATGGAATGTATCGCCAATTCCTTGCCGACATGCGCGTTATCAATCCGGCTGTGCGAGTGATTGGCTTGACGGCAACGCCGTTCCGCATGAAGGCGGGGCTTATTTGCGCGCCGGACCATTTCCTAAATTCGATCTGCTACGAAATCGGCATCCGAGAACTGATCCGCGATGGCTACCTTTGCCAGTTGGTTTCAAAAGCCGGCCGGCACCCGATAGACACTTCGGCATTGCACGTTCGCGCCGGCGAGTACATCGCAAGCGAAGTCGAGGCGTTGATGGATTCTGACGCCGTGTTGGCGTCCGCGTGCAATGAGATTACCGAGTACATGCAACAGCGGCACAGCTGTTTAGTTTTCGCCGCTGGCGTGGCGCACGCTGAACATGTTACCGAATCGCTGGCCAAGCGTACCGGTGATGCCGTTGGGTTGGTAGTCGGCTCAACTTTAGCGTTTGAGCGCCAACGAATAATTGACGATTTCAAGGCAGGCCACTTGCGCTACCTTGTCAATGTCAATGTGCTAACCACTGGCTTTGATGCCCCGTGCGTTGATTGCGTAGCGATCCTACGGCCTACGCTGTCACCTGGCTTGTACTATCAGATGGTGGGCCGTGGCTTCCGGCTGCACCCGGGCAAAACCGATTGCTTGGTTTTAGACTACGGCGGAAATGTGTTACGCCATGGGCCGGTTGACCAAATCAAGGCGCGTGAACCGCGCAAGGCCGGCGCGCGTGACGGCGCGGCACCGGCGAAGGCTTGCCCGAAATGCATGTCACTGATTGCGGCGGGTTACGCTATTTGCCCGGATTGCGGCTATCGTTTTCCCGAACCGGACACCGCAAAACACGACGCCACGGCAACGGAAGCCGGTATCTTGTCCGGTGAAGTCACTACAGAAGTTGTGCCGATTCAAGGCATCCTGCATTCCGTACACGAAAAGCGCGATGCCCCGCCTGATCATCCCAAAACCATGCGTATTGAATATCAACTTTCGTTGCGCGAGTACGTTTCTGAATGGGTATGCCCTGAGCATACCGGCTTTGCACGCGCGAAATTTGAAGCGTGGTGGGCAGCGCATTCGCAAGCGCCTGTGCCGGCCACGGCGCAAGGGGCTGTTGATCTGGCCGAAAGCGGGGCGATGGCCGAAGTGAAAGCCGTCGAAATACGAACCGTGACCGGGCAGAAGTGGCCCACCGTTATCGGCTATGAGCTTGGCGATATTCCCGCCTACCGTGAACCGGGTTGGGACGAGGGCATTGAATCTGAACCCGTTGTGGCTCTGGCCGACCTTGATGATGACGATATTCCTTTTTAGTGGAAGGGCTGAATAACCATGGCAAAGAAATTCGCAGGCGTAACAGACTCAGGCGCGCGGCAAAACTTTGACAGTGGCAGTGTGCGGGACTCGCGCAAAGGCAAAGGCCGCTACGATCTGATTACCACATCTGGCCTTCACGCCGTGGCGTGCACTGCCGCTTACAAGGTGCTGCAGTGTAACGAGCTTATTCAGACAAGGGTAACGCCGGGGATAGCCTCTCACTGGCTAAGCAACAGCGTGATTTACAGCTACGCAAATAGTTTGCTTGCGGAAGGCATCGCTGCGTTTGCCTGCATCGCTGAAAGCGTGTGGTTTGGGCTGATGGCGTTGGAAGTGGACGAACGCGGCGATACGGGGGTGGAATGGTTGCGCTATGCGTTTGCAAGGTTGGACAAAGTAATAACGCCGCCCATACCGCGTTACGACCTGATCCCGCCATGCGGCCTTCACCGCGTAGCGGTGCATTATGAGCATGGGGCAAAAAAATATGGCGATCGGAATTGGGAAAAGGGGCAACCGGTCATGCGCTATTTTGATTCCGGTCTACGGCACATCTTCGGCTACCTGGCCGGCAAGCAAGACGAGGATCACTTGGCCGCTTGCGTGTGGAATGGGTTAGCGGCGCTTCACACGTTGGCTGCAATCGAATGCGGCGAGTTGCCCAAATCCCTGGATGATCGGCCGGCCGTGCAATCACCGCAGGAGGCTACGGCGTAACATGAAGCCGATATTTATTTCCCCCAATCAAGCGGCTTCCATGTTCCCGTATCCTAGCGTATTTCGGGATGCCGTGAAGCGTGGAGAACTGACGCCAAACGCGTGCGGTGAATTCAGACTTTCACACGCGCGCAGGGTGGCGCTACATGCAAAGATCAAATTCCACACCATTGCCAGTCCGCGCATTGCGAGTGGCGCGGACACCGTTCGCTATACGGCACGGCATCGGGAAATTGCATTGCAGCGCGCGGCCGAACGGCTGACGCTTGCCGGGTGGCGCGCTCACCTGGCAGAGCGCTTGCGCGCCGGCGCGCCGCTTGAGCAATACGCAATCTTTTTAGGTTGGTTGTATCCAGGCGGACACAGCCGGGGCGGCTTGGGCACTATCCGTATTGGCATACGCAACGCCATTGCAGTTGACGCCCTAACCCGTGCTGACATTCACACGATAGCCAAAAGACTTGGCGTTACAGAAAGGTAGACACAATGGCATCAGTAACAGAGATGGTGCAGTACGAAATCACAGATGCAGTAATTGCGGAAATGAGCGATCAGTATATGGGGATCGTGGTTGCCGATCCGCAGGATTCCAAAAGCTTCCACCGCGCCCGCAGTGCCCGCAGGATTGTCAAAGGCAAGCGCGTTGAAGTTGAAAAAAAACGCAAGGAACTGAAGGCCGACGCACTGACGTATGGCCGACTGGTGGACACTGAGGCCAAGCGCATAACGGCACTGCTGACGCCGATTGAAGAACACCTTGCCGCACAAGAGCGCATTGTTACAGACGAAAAAGCGCGCATTCAGCGCGAAAAGGACGAGGCCGAACGGCTTGAACGCGAAGCTGCAGAACGCGCCGCCCAGGAAGCCGAAGAGGCCAAGCTGCAGGCCGAGCGTGACCGGCTGGCGGCTATCGAAGCGGCACAGCAGGCCGAACGCGAACGCCTGGCGGCTGTCGAATCGGCGCAACGGGACAAGCTGGCGGCTATTTCGGCAGAACAACAGGCCGAACGTGACCGGCTAGAGGCTATCGAAGCAGAGCAACGGGACCGGCTGGCAGCTATCGAAGCGGCCGAACAACAGGCAGAGCGTGACAGGCTGGCAGTTATCGAAGCGGCAGAACGGGCGGCGGCAGAGAAGATCGCCGCTGAAAAGGCACGGCTTGAGCGCGAAGCAGCGCAGAAGCGACACGCGGAAGAACTCGCCAAGGCCACGGTGAAGGCGGCGGAAGATGCCAAAGCCGAAGCGGAAGCCAGAATCAAGCGCGAGGCTGAAGAAGCCGAGCGTGCCGAGGCCGAACGCAAGGCGGATGAAGAGCGCGAAGCACAGCGGCTTGCAGCGTTGCGCCCCGACGCCGTCAAGATAAAGGACTTCGGCGCGGTCCTGCTGGCGATTGAAATCCCGTCAGTGAATACAGCTGCCGCGCACCAGTTTTTGGCAGACATACAGTTTGAACTGAGCGAGATTGCCGGCAAGTGCGACACGTTTTTAGAAAAGGATAAAACGTAATGGCCAAACGCAAAAAGGACTTACAAGACGCACTCACACCGCCTGATGAAGTCGAAACCGGCGCGCGGCTCAACGCGTCGTTGGCGGAAACAAAACTGTTGCGCCGCGAGTTGCATGAAGTGTCACGCACGCTTGGCGCGGCGTTGGACATTCGGGACTTGCTCAGAGACGCAACACAGGCCATGACGCCACCGCCGATCTGGCGCGCGTCAAAGCCACGCGGTAAGCCGTCAGTTACGGCGCTGGTGTTGTTTGGTGACGCTCATATCGGAGAGCGTACCGATCCGAAGCAAACGGAGGAATTCGGGCGGTACAATTACGCGATTGCCGAACGGCGCACACGCGAATACCTGCATTGCCTTACCAAGTGGCTTGCCACACAGCGCGCCGGCTATCGTATCGATCGTTGTGCGGTGGTGTGCCTGGGCGACATGATTTCCGGCGACATTCACGAGGAACTGATGCGCTCCAACGAATTCCCGCCACCGCTGCAAGCCATAGCGGCGGGGCGGTTGCTTGCCGGGCTGGTGTCCGGGCTGGCATCGCAATTCAAAGGCGTTGACGTGTACGGCGTTGGCGGCTCCAATCATGGCCGGCTGACCAAAAAATACCAATTCAAAGGCGGCACGCTGAATTCATGGGATTACGTTGTTTACGAACATGCGCGCGTGCTGTTGCGGACACATCGGAATGTAGCCGTTGACATTCTGACGGCCAAAAAACAGACGGTACAGATCGCCGGGTACGGCTTCCTTTGCGGGCACGGCGATCATGTCCGGGCATGGATGGGTATCCCGTGGTACGGCATTGAACGTGACATGATGCGCGAAGCGCGCCGGCGTCTGGATTCCGTGATGGAAAAACTGCGTAAGGAATTGCCGGTTGAGGGGCCGATGGATTACGGCCTGGGCGGGCATTGGCACGTACCTTTCGTTGGGCCGGGCTTCCGCTTTATCGTCAACGGTTCATTGTCCGGTACGAATGAATACGACCATTCGGCAGCGCGGCATTGCGGGCCACAACAGGTAGCCGCATTGGTAAGCCCAAAGCACGGGCTTTTCGGGCCGGTGGCCTGGCATCTGGACACAGCCGCCGAAACGAGCTTGCTTGCTATTGATTCCCGTACGCGGGTATTCAGCGGCGCGGAGGTGGTCCTATGAAAAATAATGACCTGGCTAAAGTATTGGCCGAAACGTGTCAGGCGGGTTGTGTCACTGGTGACACAACCGGATGGACGGCGCGCGAGATCCAAAAGCAACTTGGCATGTCCAAAGCCGCTGCCCGGCAACGCATTTGCGTTGCCGTTGAGCGTGGCGCCATGGTGTTTGCCGGGCATCGATTGCAGAAGCGCATTGACGGATACATGGCGCGCGTACCGGTTTACGCGTTGGCGAAAAAGGGAAAGGAGAAAAGCCGTGAGTAACAAGAGATGCACTGAGATAGTTGATTGGATGCAAACGAACACGGGCAAAAGGCTCTACTTCTCGAACCCACAGCCAGAGGCTATCAGCATCGTGGATATCGCACATCACCTGGCGCAAATCTGTCGCTTTGGTGGCGTAATAATCACTCATTATTCTGTGGCGCAACACAGCGTTGAGGTATCGCACCAGGTGCCCGAGCATTTGGCGCTTGCAGCCTTATTGCACGACGCAGCCGAAGCGTACATAGGCGATGTTATCCGCCCGCTGAAGCGGTTGATACCCGGTATAACTGATATCGAGAATCGCATTGCTCGCACCATCGGCGTTGCGCTTGGGGTGTGCCTGCCGTGCAATGCCCCTGAAGTCAAGGCGGCGGATGATCGCATGTGCGTCACTGAAGCCACCGCCCTTTTGCCCGCTGGTGCCCGCGGTTGGGGTACGGAAATTGAACCCTATGACGTAAGCATAAATCCGCTGACAGCACCCGAGGCGTTCACCGCTTTCATGGCACGTTATCACGCTCTTACGAAAAACAGAAAGCGAGTAATCGAATGATCAAGGTAAGGCGCGATGGAACAGAAGTTGTGCTTCAATTTACTACCGACTTGCCGCATGAGAAGGGCGGCTATGTTTCTAGCCTTCCGCTGGCATTCGACACCGGCCATACGCAATACGCGGAATTACTCAGGCGGGTATTCCGCGATGCGATAAATAGCAAACTTGCGGCGATTCGCAAGGCGGCTTACGACCAGGGATGGAAAGACGCCAAGTCCAGGGCGCGAAAGCGCCGCGACTTCTGCATCAGCTGGCACCCCGAAAACGTTGGCTCTTGAACGAAAGGAAAGCGAACCATGGCCGACGAAAAAACACTTGACGAAAAGGATATCCCCAACCCGCCGTATGCGCATGGATTGTTGCGCAAGGCGTGGAAAGATGGCTGCCGCGCCGGACGGCTGGATAACACAAAAAGCTATGACGAAGGCTGCCGTAATGGAATTGCTGAGGCCGTGTCCGCTATTGAAAACCTGTAGCCAGGTGCGGCCTTGGGCTGGTGTTGCGGTTGCCATAAATTGAACGAAAGGAAAATGAACTTGTGGATCCACTTACCGAGTTGTCATTATTCAGCGGGTACGGCGGGATCAGCCTTGGACTCGGGCTTGTGCTGCCAATCCGGCCTGTCGGCTACGTTGAAATCGAACCGTACTGCCAGCAAATCCTGCAATCACGAATCAGGGACGGCGTGCTTGACGATGCCCCGATCTGGGATGACATCACCACATTCGACGGAAAGCCCTGGCGTGGAAGCGTGGATATCATCTCTGGCGGCTTCCCGTGCCAAGATATTTCCTGTGCCGGCAAAGGTGCCGGAATCGCAGACGGAACCCGTAGCGGACTCTGGTTTGAGATGCTTCGCGTCATTAGAGAAATCCGACCAAGGTATGTACTGGCGGAAAACGTCGGCGCTCTTTTGCGGCGCGGAATGGGCATCGTACAAGAGGGCTTGGCCGAAGCGGGGTATGACACGCGATGGACGAGCATACGAGCTTCCGACGTTGGCGCACCGTTCCGGGGGGAGCGTGTCTTTATTGCGGCTTGGCCGCGTAACTCACAACGAATCAATGGGGTCTGCACGAAGCCGGTACTTGGGGAGCATATCTTTTCGTGGTGCGAAGGCATCCGAGTACCTGAGGACTTGCGCGGACGACCCGATATACCTGAACCCCTCATTTGCAGAAAAAATGATGGGGCTACCAGAAATGTGGTTGAGTCCGACATCGCGGGTAACGGCGTTGTCCCACAACAGGTGGCGCAAGCTGTCGTTGAATTGTTTGGCATTCAACCAACGTGGAAAGGCATATAAATAATGGGCTATACAGGCAGACGCAATCGTTTCAACTATTGCTGCACCGCTTGCGGAACCATGCAGCTTATACCTAGACGCGCATTTGACCGGGCATCTAAGCCACGCTGTATGGCCTGTGGCGGCTACGGGCTTGAGGCAACCCACGATGATGCACAGCGGCGAATACTGAATATGCAGGGCGAGGCGAAGATTCGGCGGGCGATAATCGAACAAAAAAAGAGTGGTGAAAAGGTGGGCGAATGATGTGCAACCATGTGCGCCTGTGTCCGGCCTGTGGTACACTGTTGAACCGGCACAACAAAAGTAGTGAACTGAAAGGAAGCGTAAAATGACTATCTTCATTTTAGGTGCAGGCGCTGGCTTTTTTCTCGGGCTGATAATCAGCCACCTCGCGGCGGGGCGTGCAATGCGAATAGCAGAAGGCCAAATTGATGATCTGGCCGAATCCTTCCGGCTGTTGGCGATAAGGGGAATCGCGTTAGAGTGCAACGCCGATGGGGACAAGTGCTATTGCGCGGCAGGGGGTACTTGCCCGCTCTGCGGCTACTCCGACTTATTCGCCATTGTTGGCCAAGTATCTGTGCCCGGCGCGGCGTTCTACTGCGTATTGTGTCATACATATTTCGACAAAGACCAAAACCCCGCGTTGGTATCCAGACACCATGGTAAAGATCGCACGCCCACAACACCGGAAGGGATCGCCACGAAATGAACGACGCACTAACGGCGGCTTTGCAATACGCCGCGCGCGGCTGGCATGTTTTCCCGTGCGCTAACAAGCGGCCAATGACGCCACACGGTTGCTTGGATTCCACCACTGATGCCGGAGTCATTCGGGCATGGTGGCTGCAGTGGCCGGCCGCACAGGTGGCCTTGGCTACCGGCTCAGATTCAGGCATTTTCGTTTTAGATTCTGACCTGAAAGCCGACGCATACAACGGCGAAGATTCGATCCAGGCGCTTGAGGCACAGCATGACAACCTACCGGACACGCTTACCGCGGTAACGCCGTCAGGCGGCAAACATCGTTACTACAAATACCCAAAAGGCGGCACAATCAAAAACAGTGTCCGCACGCTTGGTCCCGGCCTGGATACGCGCGGTGATGGCGGCTATGTCATTATGCCGCCTTCAGCCGGCTACTTTTGGGATGTGATCGATCTTGAGCATTTGGACGCGGTAGCTACCGCGCCAGATTGGTTCCTGGCGGCACTCGAGGACGCGGCCACAGAGCGAGAAACGCACGTTTCAGAAGGCGGCTTGATTCCGGCCGGGCAACGCAATAACACCATGATGCGTTACGCCGGCTACATGCGGCAAGGCGGCTTGCGCGAAGATGAAATCCTATGCAGCTTGCGCGCAATCAATGTCAACCGCTGTAGCCCACACCTGAACGATCAGGAAATAAGGCGGCTGGCGGCTTCAGCGGCAAGCTACGAACCCAACCAGGCCATGACGGCGATGCTTGAGAATTGGGCTGAGACTGCGAACGGTAACGAAGCACCTGACACCGCGATACCAGAACCGAAAGCCTGGAAGCACCCGAACCCTGGCGCATTCCCAATGAAGTTGCTAGGCGTGCCGGGTATGCTGGCTGACATGATGCAATTTACGCTTGACTCGAGCATCAGGCCGCAACCGTTGCTTGCCCTGGCGGCGGTTATACCGGCCCTTGGCACTGTTGCCGGCCGGCAGGTGGCCACGCCACGCGGCGGGCGTACGAACTTCTATACGCTTGGCGTATGCGAGTCAGGCGGCGGCAAGGAAGCGGCGCGCCAGGCGATCAAGCGAATGCTCCACGAATCAACGCTTACGCGCTTGCTTGGCCCGGAAGATTTCGCGTCAGATTCTGGGCTACTGAAGGCGGTTGAAAAACAGCCGTCAATCTTGTTTCAGGTTGACGAAATCGGCCGCGTGATCCGTTCCATTGGTGATGCCAACGCGGCGAAGGCGCCACACCTGTACCATATCGTTAGCGCACTGCTAAAGTTGTATTCAAGTGCCGGATCAATCTTCAAGGGCAAGGCGTAC